TCTCTGCCGCTAATATGACGCCAAGGGAGCGGCCTCCCTGAACACAAGACCGCTCGCTTGAGATAATTTGCTCTATTTGCACTGCATTTGTCCGTTTACACAGAATTCGGGACGCTCCCTGAAAACATCGCCTTTTTCGCCTCCACCTGTGAAACGCTGTGGTTTCCGTCGGTGTCGGCCTGCGCCCGGACAGTCAGGTACTGTCCATAGGTCAGATTTGCTTTGGTGCAGATTTCAATCGCCTTGTCCATGCCTTTATCCGCATATTTCGGCGCGATTCTGCGCTTGGCAATCTCCCCGGCGTACTGGTAAAGCTCGCCGATCATTTTGGCTTTTTCCTCGTCCCCCATCTTTTTGTAAGCGGAAGAAGAAATCATCTGATTGATCAGCTCATACGAGGTTGTACCCCTCACCCTCATATAAGCGGTGTATTCCGCCGCGCTCATGTCGTACCGGGGCAGGCTGCCTTTTGCGTTGAAATACTTGTTCGGACTGGTATTGGGGATCACCGAGCTTTCCCCGGTCTTTTCATAAAGCCGAAGAATCTCCTTGTCCACCGGAGTTTCTTTGTTGTGCGACAGATAGCCCGGCGATACCAGATTCTCTGCGATCCGTTCGCCCAGCCCCTCCTTCTGCTCCCGGCCCCAGACATCCAGCTTTGGTTCCAGTCCTTTCGACATGCCCGGCACCTTCTGCCGGATTGTGGAGTTATACGCAACCACCCAGTCAGACGGAACCAGCGCCGTCTTGTCCTTATAGTAGGCATTGCGCTGCGTCCCGTCAATAATCCGATTGACCTTTCCTCCCAGCGTCGGCACCGCCTGCCCGAAGTAGCTTCCGACGGCATCTCCGAAGAAATTAACCAGCTTCTCACCGCCGCTTCGTCCATAGGATGCCGCATCGATTGCGTCCTCTAACGAGGAAAGCATTGACATTTCCACCATTGGCGATGGGAGCGTTTTCATCGCTTCATAGAAGTCCTTGAAACTCGCGGCCTCGCCCTGCTTGAGCTTCCACAGTTCCGCGCCGACAAACAGGGGCATTGAGGAAGGGGCCAGCCAGTCGATGGTGTAGCTCTTATCCCCGATCTGTAGGGAATACTGCTGGTGCCCGCTCACCTGCTTCCTGTAGGCTCTGGCTTTGTCGTCGTCGTCCCCGGCTCCATTGAGCAGCCCCTGCGACGCCAGATAGGCCCCAAGCGCCACAATCGCAGTGCCGGAAAGGCCGGAAGCAAACTGGTCAATCGCATGTGCGGCGTCCACTTTCCCGGATTTCACCCCATAGGTCATATCATACAGGCCCTTTACCAGTCCCGCCGGACTGTAGGAAAGACCCCGCTTGGCTACCTTGATCGGAGTTTTCTTAAAAGGAAACAAACCTTCCGTAACCAAGTTCGCCGCCGCGTTCATCCGGGAAAACCTGCTGATCGCGTCCGCGATTGCCGAAGCGTCGCGGTAGGTTGCCCGCCACGCTTCTTCGGCGGCCCAGCTCTCGGCCTGTTTGCGGATTTCCGCCTGACGGGCGCCGTCCTGCGCAGCATAATCATTGGCCTTGAGCACCTGCGCATAAGCCCGCTCATACGACCGGCGCAGGAATACAAGGTCCTCCGCTTCCAGCGCGCCGCCGTTTCCCCGGCGGATTGCTTCCAGCACCCCGTTTTTGAAGATTCGCATGTTGTCCCGGATTTCATTGGAGGGGTTATATTTCCCCGAGGACATCAGCATCCGCCGGTTTTCCTCAAAACTCTCCCGCCCCTGCGCCAGATAGCTTCGGTCTGTGGGGTTTCTGCGATTTAATATTGCCGCCGTCGGGTCCCCTTTATAGCGCGGCATCAGTGCCCGTTCCATCGGGATTTTGATCGCATCCTTGAGCGCAATCGCAGGCCGGAAGAACAGGTTGCCGGTGATATTGCGGATATGGGTCGTAGGATTGACCAGCATTGCCATATAGCGCCACGCGTTCCACTTGTTCGCCCAGTTGGAAGGAACCTGCTTCCCGATCTCGGCATACGCCCGCGTCATCGCTTCATCAAGGCCCTTCTGCGTTTTCTGGCCCATGATGTCCGCGACCACCTCGTCGGGGATGGTGATTTCCCCTTTCAGCTCGGCCATTCGCTTTTCCATCCGCGCGATTTCCCGCTCAATCGCTTTTTTCTGCTGGGCGTCGCCAGCCTGCTCGGCTTCCTCCTTCGCTTTGCGAGCCTCCTGTTCCAGTCGGTTAATTTCCCCGTCGTTTTTCTTTTGGAGCTTTTTGGCCTGCGGCTCAATCTCCTTTTGGATTTTCCGAACGGTCTGCTCCAACGTAAGCAGTTCGCCCGCGGGCCCCATCCGCTTGATCAGCCGGATTGCCTGAACCTTTTGGCCCGCAATCGTGGCCTCGGCGGCTACCTGCCCCAAAATCTCCCTCGCGGCCTGATAGTCGCCCCTGCTGCTCGCTTCCTTGAAAAGCCGTCCGCCCAGCGCGATGTCGTTTTTATTTGTTTTGCCGGATTCCAGAGCAGCGTTCCAGCACCCGCGCGCCCCGTCGAAGCCCTCGCGGGAAAGCGTGGCTTCGGCGTAATCCGCGGCCTCCCTGTCCCCCGACACCTGATAGGAAGCCGCTCCGTCCCGGATTACCTGCTCGATCTCCGCCTGCATTCGTTCGTCCGCATGCTGAGATTCCGCCGCGGTGCGGTATGTTCTGCGCACAGGGCTGCCCGAACCGTCCTTGCGGGGCGGCAGCACATCGTTTGTGGGGTGCTCGCCCGGCTCGATGGCGCCGTACTCTTCGGCCAGCTCCGGGGCGAGGGTGCGGGAATACCTTACAGAATCTTGTCCCAGTATTTGTCCTTTTTCATTCGCTCGAAGGCTCCCTTGAAATCCGGGTTCGGCCCCCATATTTTCGTGATAAAATCTTCTTCTCCTTTCAGCTTGCACTGTTCCAGCTCTTCCGGTGTCATTGCTCTCTCTTCTTCCATCATGATGCACCCCTTTTTTACCAGAATACAAAATGCGGTCGAGATAGTCAATGGGTAAGCCGATGTTTTTCAAAACAGTTCTTGCTTTTAAAATATCCCCGCCGTCACTGTACCACTCGTTTTCATACTGAGGCATGCTTTCAAAACGCTGCCGTTCGGTCATGCCAACGCGGCTTGCGGTATTTCTGGCCTGCTGCTCTCCATAATTCGATTTGTAAAGCTGAAGAGCGATCATATCGATGTCACTGGTTCCGAATCTCTTTTTCGCCGGGGAAAGAAGATAATCAAAACGCTCCTGAGGCGTTTGCAGTGCCTTGAAAGCAGGGTTATCCTTGATCGTCTCATAGTACGTGCTCAGCCACCATGCCAGTGCCGATCTGCCGTCTGTCCCGTTGGCCATGCCCTGCTTTTTCTGTATCGCGTGCTGCATTTCGTGCCCAACCACTTCCCGAAACTCTTCTCCGGTCAATCCATCCGCAACGGTGATCCCGTCTGTACGGGCGTTATAGCTTCCGAGAGAGCCGCCGTCAAGCTTACCCTTGCGAAACCTGGTCTTTTCCAGTCCCGGAACGTTCTCCTGCAGCTGCCTGTTGCTCACATAATCGAGCAGCATCTTGCCCCGCTTACTGTTTTCGCGAACAAGTCTGCCAAGCTCGGCCTTTTCCGCTTCGGTTAGGCTGTCCTTTTTTGCCCACAGTTCATTGATCCTGGCCTCGTTGTCGGTATATTTTGCGCGGTTCGCGTCCCCGCTTTCGCGGAAATCTTCTTCCCTGTCCACAATCTCGGTGATCCAGTTGTTCTTAATATCGCGCCCCATATGCGTCTCGCGCCAAATTTCTTCCGGAGGCTTTCCTTCCCGCTCCATCTGCTCAGCCCTCGCGATGGCTTCGGCATCATTCGCCAGCACGAACATGCGGCGGATTTCCCCGCTTCCCTGCGCCCTCGCGTCCGCCCTTCTCAGAACTTCTTTCCACGCCTTGGTCGCGTCGGCAACTTCATTGAAGGTATAACGCCTGAATATCGCGTCCTGCTCGTCGGTGGTCAGGCCCTGCAGCGAAAGCCGCGCCTGATGAAGTATCTCGTCGAGCCAGTCGAGCAGCTTCTGCGCCAGATTCCGGTTAATCCCGGCCAGACGTTCAAACTCGTCGATGTTGGTCACAAGGTTTTGGGCATAGTGCGCCACCATCTCGTCGGCCAGAGCGTCGGGCGAAAGCTCTCCGTATGCGTCGCGGATTCTGGACGCCAGAGAATCATATTCCCCGGTCCTGCGGAGCTGTTCCTCCGCCAGCTGGGCAAAGGCAAGATAATCCGCAGAGCTTGCCTCTTTCAGCCGGTGGGTGATCTCGTGTGAAAACACCTGCCCCAGCGGGTCCTTGGAATCCGCGTTCAGGTGAATGGTGCGGGTCTGCGAATCGTAATAGCCGTTTTCCCCATTGCCGCGCGCATCAACCACGATATTGACCCCCAGCTTTTCCCCCAGCCTGTCAAAGACGCGCTGCGTCCGGCGGGCGACCTGAATCCTGCCCTGCGCGTCCATCATCGCCTGCACATCGGGGTTGGTGGAGCGCAGGCCCGGCTGCCTGGAATTTTCGGCCCCGGAGCCGGGTATACTGGTATTGACACCCTCTGCCTGTTGTGGTAGAGTGATGTTGATAGGATCTGTCTTGGCTTCCATCTCGGGCAATTGTAGCCCGCTGACGGGAAGCCAACTCAGGTCCTTTTCTTCGTTCTCATACAGAATGTTGCCCGCCGCTCGCTCCGCGGCGATGAAATTCTCGAAGTTCTTCCTTCCGTACATACTGGCAACATGATTGGTCAGCCCAAGTACCCCGTTTTTATCAAGGTGCATGGCGACCATGACAGGCCGGTTCTCTGTATCCAGCAGTTCTGTAAAGATCACGAGGCTGTTTGGCTGAGACGATGACTTCAAAATCGCAACCGGGTTTTCCAGCTGTTGGGGAAGCACCTCCAGCGCATGAAATCCCAAATTATGCTTTCCGCCCATATACCCTTCCGGGTAGGCGATTTTACGAATATCGGACTGGTTGAGCGTGATGATTCTTGACTGTGCACCGTATTTTCTGAGAATATCTGGCGTTTCTCCTACCCGAATCGGCGAATCGCTCGCCAGTTCTCCTTTCATCGCCCCGACAATCTGCCCCAGATACTTTCGTAGCGCGTTTTGTTTTCGGGCCTGCGCCCCCGCAGAATCCGCCTGTGCCGCGCTCTGTGGCGCATTTGCATTCGTTCCCGCCTGCTGGGTAAATGCGCTTTCCTGCGCGGCCTGTGCCGCCTGTGCGTTGACGTTTCCGTTCCTTGCATAGCCGACAACGGTGCCGCCCGCACCCATGATTCCGCCGGATAGCCCGCCGCCCAAAGCGGACAGCGCCATATCCTTGAGAGAGAATTCCGCGTTCGGGTCATTCGCGGCAACGTCCGCAATGTAGTTCGCCACATACGAGACTGTTTCCTCGGTCGCTTCGGTTCCCATCTGCTTGAGGATATTCCGGATCGCTTCCTTTCCAACCGGGGAGGAGGCGATTTTTAACAAATTGTCCAGAGGCAGCTTTTCGGTTGCCGCTTCGATCAGGCCAGCGACGGTTCCGCGCGCCAGCGCTTCCATTGCGCCGCCGCCCGCCTGCTGTACCTCATAGGCTTTTCCCGCGCCTGCCATACCCGCCATTCCGGCCAGAGGCACAGCGGGATTGATTACTGCCGCCGGCAGCATCGCGGCATTCTGCCCCACCGAAATCAGAGTATTTCCTACAAATTGCCCCGTTGGAGAAAGCCCCTCCACTGCGGCGGCCTGCCGTCCCTGCACCTTGCGCATCATTCTCGAACCGATGCTTCCGGGGTCAACGGGAGTATCGACGGTTTGTTCTCGCAGGCGTTCGTCCGCTTCCTGCACAGGAGCCAGCGCTGCAATGCGCTTCGCTTCCTGTTCCTGTGATACCCTTGTCACGTCCTCGGGCTTTGTCCCGATGGGAACCGACACCCATTTAAGCTGATTCGGGTCCCATCTCGTTTCATTGAGAGAACCCGAGAAGGTTTTCCGCAGCCCCGCTCCAACCTTATCCCCCAGTGCTTGACGCCATTCGGGGTTGCCCACGTTCTCTGCAATGTTCTTCCCGGCTTGGATCGCCGTCTCGCCCGCATACTCCATTGCGGCCACCGGCGCTTCCATGATTGATTGCAGCGCGTTGCCTATTCTTTCAACACCGCTCTGTTTCGCGCTCTGCGCTTTGGGAACCACCGTCTGCACAATGTCCCCGGTCGTGAAATCGCGAATAGCCTGCGGCTGGCTAATATGTGCAGGCAAATCCTTCTGTGCGCCTGTCTGCGGTCGACCTGCGAGCGCGTCGAGCCGCGCGGCGTTTTCCGCCTGCTTTTGCTGCTTGATGGTGGGCTGGATTCCAGCCTGCGTCATCAGCCCGTCTGCGTTTCTGCGATACACCTTCGGTTCCTGCGGCTTGGATACCGTATAAGTCCTCGGTTCCCTGTTGTCGCTCTTTGGAACGCTCCGTAGGGCCTTCTTCGCTTCCTCCGCACTCAAAACATCCGATTGAAAAGGCCGCGAGGAAATACCGTTCAGGGCCTCCTTCGCCTCTTCGGCTGTGAGAACTGTCATTTTCTTTTCCTCCAACAGTAAAAGCCGCCCTGTCTCTTGACAGGACGGCGCGTTCTGCTATAATGAAGATACAAGGGCGCTGTCAGCAGACGGTTAGCTCCAGAGTGAAGTTACAAAAGTAACCGCATCAATTGGACGTTGGGGCGGTTATTTTTGTTTGCTCAAAAGAGCAGCCAAGCCAATAAGTACCAGACAAAAAGCAAATAGCCCCTCATATGTTACCATCGGCCTCACCCCCTTTCCCGGGGAGTGAGCTAACCGCCTGCCGTATGCGACATCGCCAACCTGATTCTACACAAAGTGCCGTCCATTGTCAATGCCACCTTTCGAGGTGGCTTTTTTCTTATGCCCTCTGGTAGGTGATGCTTCCATCCGCATTCCGGACGGCCAGCACCGTTCCGTTGTCTATCAGCTTCGACAGCTCGCCCGTCGAGAACCGGCCCAAACCGTCTACCGCGATCCATCCCGCACCGGTCCTATTGGTGATAGCCCCGGTTAAAGTCTCCTGCGCAGTATGCGGAATACCAGACAGTTCATAGAAAGTTTCCTGGTCAATCAGCCCGTCGTTGTAGAGGTTCCGCAATTCGCTGATCGAAAGCCCGCCTTTTCCGCTTCCGCTCTTGCTTGCATTGATCGCCGCAAGCTCAAGCTCCTGCTGCCGTTCGGCCTCCTGCTGCGCAAGCTGCCACTGCATCTGGGCGAGCTGCTGCGCCCATTCGCTCCGCTGCTGTGCCAGAGAAATATCCCCGGTTGCCTCCACCTGGGCGATCTGGCTGTTGAGGTCGGCCAGCGCGTTATTTTTCGCATTCATAATATCGTTGCGGCTGTTTTCATAATCCGAGTTCATCCGCAGCACCGCCGAATCGGTCATGCCGCCCGACGATCCGGTTGCCGCAAGCTGCTGTGGCAGTCTCTTTTCGGTCAGCATTCGGGAAATAGATGCTTTGCAGGTATTCGGCCAAAGCAGATTCAAAAGCCGCCTGAACCGCCCCGACGGTAGTGGAGGCGCTGACGCTTACCGCTGCCGAAACGTTGATGGCCGTCGTGCTGACCGACTGCACCGTTACCGCCGCGCCAATCGGGCGCACGCTTTCGATGTGCGCCGCGCAGGCCGCCGTTACGGCGCTGTCCACCGGCCCCATCCCCGCCGATGCGATCAGCACCTTGACCGTCCCCGCGCCGTTCCAGAGCGGAACCGCCTTCGCCGCTCCCACGCCGTCGGTTTCCAGCGTCCATTGCCTGTAGTGGCTCGCGTTGCCGGAGGTCGCCGCCTCCCGCAGCCGGGTGAGCAGCCGCCCCAATAGCGCCGCGTCGGTTTCCGGGTCGGTTCCGCCGGAGGCCTCCGCTTCGTTGGTCACTGCCGTCACCCCCGAAATGCTGATGAGCTGCCGCGTAATCTACCCCGCGGCTACGTTGCCGGTGATGCCGGCTTCGGCCGCCACCGCGGCGATCTGAGCCAACCCATCTGCGATCACCGCCGCCGCGTCGGTCAGAAACCGCACCCCCGCAACGGTCAGAAACGCCGAACCCTTCGGCACCTGCACGCCGTCCTGGCCGGATACGGTCAGCGCGACCTTTGCCGCAGTCCCCACCTTGCGGGTGATCCCGTAATAAGCGCACCGGATGTCCAGGTATTCCCCGCTCGCCTCGGTCGGATAGACGATCGGCAGCATTGCGTCCAGTCCCGCGTAAATTGCTCATGGTTAGTAAAGAAGCAGACAACACACAACGCATAAGGACAGCCGCCCCGCGCTATTCCGTAAATACGCATGTGGTGGAAATATTCATAGCTCAAAAGAAGAAACAGATATATATGTCCGAAAACAGCGAGAATAAAACAGAATATATGCTATAATAAAGCCATACCAAAACAAAGAAAGGAGGCGAAAAGAATGATGAAAACAGACAGTACCAGGCTATATGCCGCATTCAAAGCAAAGGACGTCCGCTTTGACGGACGCTTCTTTGTTGGCATATCCTCCACAGGTATCTATTGCCGCCCGGTGTGCCGGGCAAGACAGCCGAAAGAAGAAAACTGCACGTTCTTTTCCACCGCTGCACAGGCGGAGCAGGCCGGATACCGCCCTTGTCTGTTGTGCCGGCCGGAGCTTGCGCCGGGCTCATCCATTACGGATGCCACCGCCGTACTGGTTCATAAGGCAACAAGAATGCTGGAAGAAAACTGCGGGAACGGTCAGAGCATAGAAGAACTTGCAGGGAAACTTGGCTGCACAGACCGTCATTTAAGGCGGGTATTCACAGCCGAATATCATGTATCGCCAGTGCAGTATCTGCAAACCTGCCGCTTACTCCTTGCGAAAAATCTCCTGACAGACACAGACCTGTCGGTGCTTGATGTTGCAATGTCCGCAGGCTTCGGTAGCTTGCGCCGCTTCAACGACCTTTTCAAAAATCACTATCATCTTTCCCCCACGGCTTTACGCAAAAAATAGCCAAAGAAAAAGGGCAAAGCGGCGGTATCGCACTGTCTTTAGGCTATCGCCCGCCCTACCGCTGGGAGGAAATGCTAAACTTTCTTGCACAGCGTTCCATTCCCGGTGTGGAGGCCGTCAAAGACAATCAGTATATGCGGACGGTACGCCTCTTAAATGCGGATAAAAAATATGTGACCGGCTGGATTCAGGTAAGGCACACGCCCGAAAAGAATGCTTTGCGTGTTACGCTCAGTGAAACGCTTTTACCTGTTTTGCCGCAGGTGTTGGCAAGAGTACGGCGCTTGTTTGACCTGTACTGCGACCCGGAGGCCATATACGAAACACTCGCCGCGATGAATGATATTCGCCCCGGCCTTTGTGTTCCGGGAACCCGATTGCCCGGCAGCTTTGACGCTTTTGAAATGTCTGTCAGGGCAGTTTTAGGACAGCAAATCACGGTGAAGTCTGCAAGCACATTGACGGGAAGATTAGTTGATAAATATGGTACGCCTATAAAAACTGATATTGAAGAATTGACTCATGCTTTTCCGCTGCCGGAGGATATTCTTGATTTGGAGTTGCCGATTGAAAATCATTTAGGTGTGCTTGGTATCATTGGAACACGAGCAAGGACAATCTACACTTTAGCTATGGCAATGAAAAACGGAGAAATTGATTTTGAGCTTTGCGCCCAACCGGAAGCGGAGATTAAAAAGCTGCTTGCCATACCGGGAATTGGAAGCTGGACAGCGCAGTATATCGCTATGCGGACAATGGAATGGACAGACGCTTTTTTAGAAACGGATGTCGGCATTAAAAAGGCGCTCGAACCATTTTCAACGAAAGAGCGTTTGCAAATGTCCGAAACATGGCGACCGTGGCGCAGCTACGCAACAATCAATCTTTGGAACTCGCTCCATCAAGAACAGGAGGATTTATAATGTATTACAAGACTACTTACCCATCACCTTTGGGAAACCTTACTTTAGCGTCCGACGGAGAAAATCTGGTCGGCTTATGGATTGAGGGGCAAAAATATCATGGCGATACCATTCCCGAAACGATGACAGAAAACAATCATCTCCCGGTTTTCGACGCCGCCAAAGAATGGCTTGACAGATACTTTGCCGGGGAAAAAATCGCAATTCATGAATTGTCCTTAGCCCCCATCGGCGGCGATTTCAGACAGTCTGTGTGGCGTATCTTGTGTGAAATACCGTATGGGGAGGTTATCACCTACGGCGGCATTGCAAAGAAAATGGCAGAAAAGGCAGGCAAAGAAAAGCTGTCCGCACAGGCGGTCGGCGGGGCTGTCGGTCATAATCCAATCTCTATCATCATTCCCTGTCATCGAGTTGTCGGCTCAAATGGAAGTCTGACAGGTTACTCCGGCGGCATTGCCGCCAAGACAAAACTTCTTGAATTGGAGGGCGTGGATATGACACATCTGTTTGCGCCGTTAAATGGTACAGCCCTTTGAAAGCTGATAAAAACCTATGGGGGAATACCCGAAGCATGGGTGTTCTCCCATTTTTACAGATGGGGTAACAGATATGGTAATCAGTGCCAGCCGTAGGACAGATATACCAGCATTTTATTCGCAGTGGTTTATAAACCGATTAAAAGAAGGCTATGCCCTCATTCCAAATTCGCGAAACGCCGACCGCATAGGTCGGGTTGAACTATCGCCCGATAGGATAGACTGTATTGTGTTTTGGACAAAGAATCCAATTCCCATGATAAACAGGCTCGATGAACTTGATGAAATGGGCTATCGCTATTATTTTCAATTCACATTAACGCCCTATGAAACAAGGATAGAGCGTAATTTGCCGCCAAAATCGGTTTTGTTGCAAGCCTTTATCGAATTGGCTGAAAGGGCAAAATCCGAGGGCGTCGTGTGGCGGTATGACCCTATTTTTATTGATAGGGAACATTCCTTAGAATGGCACATAGAACAATTTTCGTCCATGTGTCGGAAATTGAGAGGATATACAAAACGCTGCGTTATCAGTTTTATAGATTCCTATAAAAGTACAAGTCATAGTTTCAGAGCTATGACAGACACAGAAATATCGGGGATTGCTTCCGGATTTTCCAAAATAGCCCGTGAACATGGAATAAAACTGTTTACCTGTGCGGAAGTCATTGATTTATCGGCGTATGGAATATTACATTCTTCATGCATTGATAAAGGCTTGGTCGAGCAGGTCGCAGGCTATCGAATCAAAGCAAAAAAGGACGCAAATCAACGGGCGGCCTGTTGCTGCATTGAAAGCGTAGATATTGGCGCATATGATACTTGTCCCAACGGCTGTACTTATTGTTATGCCACCACCAGTCAAAAAACGGTATTGCAGCATTTCAAGGCTCACGACCCCAAAGCCCCTATGCTTACGGGCTATCCAACAGGGAATGAAATCGTGACAGACCGCACAACACCCTCACAAAAGGAAAATCAAATGAGCCTATTTGAGTGGGAAGCAAAAGGATAAAGAATAAAGGAGAAACAATTATGCTCATAAATAATGTCTACTGAATATATCCAAAGCCCTTGTGGTGCAAGACTTTGTAGCTAATTGGCAGTATAATAAATGTAAGGGAAAACGGACCAAAGGGACAGAAAGCTTGCACAGGTGGTGATTGGCATGTACAAATACAGCAACGTGCAAATCAGTTTAGCGGATTTTAAGCAGCCGGTGGGGATGAACCTGAAAGAGAGCAACCGTTGGGTGAAGAAAG